ATTGGTACTGTTTATCAGAACTTTACTGCAAGACAGTATGATGCTACAAATATTGAATACACAGTTTATGACCCAACAACTGAAACACCTACAGTTGAAATTGCGGTTGATGGTGTAGTTGTATCCACTCCTACTCTGGAATCTGCTACAAACATATACACATATAAGACGGATGTTGTCGGTGCACATACTATTACAATCAAATGTGGCGAGACAGTTAAAACACTGAAAGCTGAAATTACCAAACTGGATATTGAAGTTAATCCTGTGACCACAGGGCTTGTGTTTGACTTTAATCCATCCGGCAAATCAAATAATGATGCTGACAGAGTTTGGTCTACAGATACAGTTGCTATGACGGTTTCTGATAACTTCGACTGGGTAAACGGTGGTTATCAGTATGACGAAAATGGAGACCAGTATTTCTGTATCAAGGCAGGCACATCGGCTGAAATTAATTATCAGCTTTTTGCAGATGATGCAAAGAAAAATGGTAAAGAATTTAAATTAGTATTTAAAACAACTAATGTAGCTAAACCAGATGCTACATTCTTGAGTTGTATGGATAATACAACTGAAACTGACCATATTGGTATCCAGATGGATGTACATGAAGCTAACATTTATGGTCAGGCTGGTAGCTTGCAGCTTCCTTATTCTGAAGAAGATATTATTGAATTTGAGTTTAATATTTCTAAGAATACAGAAGCTATTCCTATGGTAATGGGTTATGAGGACGGTGTTTCTACTCGTCCAATGGTTTATGATGATTCATACAACTTTACTCAGAATACACCTAAAGTTATATCTTTAGGTTCTGAAGATTGTGACTTGCATATTTATAGATTTAAAGTTTATAACACCTCTCTTACTGATAGAGGCATTTTGAATAACTTTATTGCCGATGCTCGTAATGCTGAAGAAATGGTTAATCGTTATGACCGAAATCAGATTTATAATGAGAACAGTCAATTAGACCCAGATATTCTTGCTGAAAAATGTCCTTGGTTAAGGGTATACAAGATTTCCGCTCCTTATTTTACAAACAATAAGAGTGATAAAGTCCCTAATACAACAATTCAGCAGATTTATAAAGGTGGCGACCCAGTGCTTGACAACTGGACTTGTTACAACTGCTCTCATAGCGGTCAAGGTACAAGTTCTAACAACTATGGTGCTGCTGGTAGAAACCTTGACTTTATAATGAACAAGTCTCAGATTGAAGGTGTAAAACCTTATTTCAAATTAGGTGATGGAACTGAAACAGATAAGATTACGCTTACTCGCACTTCTGTTCCTGTAGCTTATTTGAATGCAAAAGTTAATATTGCTTCTTCTAATAATATGACAAACGCAATGTTAGCAAATAGATATAATGAGTTTAATCCTTATAATAGACCATTTATAAGAGTGGCAGATTTGTCAGATGTATATTCCGATGAAGAAATTGCTGCAATGACAGAAGATGAGCGTATTGCTAAATTAGCAGCACTTCAAGCAACAGTAGATGCTGAAACTGCTTATATTAAAGATACGATGGAGTTTCATAACTGTGTAATCTTTATTCAAGAAACTGATAAAGATACTTCTACTCATAGAGAATTTGCAGATAATGATTGGCATTTTTACGCAATCGGTAATATCGGAGATAGTAAGAAAACTGATTCTTCGAGACTGACAGATATGGATGATAAGTATGAATGTTGTGTTGAAATTATGGACGTTGAACTTCCACTTTCTGACTTCCCTGTTAATACAATGTATAATGCTATGGGTTATAAAGTTGACGAAAAGACAGAAGAAAAGATTTATATTTGGGCTAAAAATGAAAATCTTGGTATTCTTTATGAATTAATTGATGGCGAATATGTATTAACTCAGGATACAGAAGTAGATTTAACTAAGACTTATTATGTGGATATTCTTGAACACGATGACTTTAGCGAGGACTTTACATATGGCTGGCGTTATATCTATGAAGGTGATGATGATAATGAAAATGCTGAGGTATTTGATTATTGTAAACAGAAGTGGATTGAGTTATATAGATTTATAACTACTTCTACTGACGAAGAATTCAGAGCTGGTATAGGCAACTATGTAGTATTGGACTCTATACTTTATTATTACTTGTTTACCACAAGATACTGTATGGTGGACAACAGAGCCAAGAATCTGTTTTTCCACTATGGTAAAACAAATGAAGTGGACTCAGATGGCAATCCTATCAGAAAATGGGATTTGAACTGGGGCTATGACATGGATTAAAATTGGTAGTCCATGTAAAACTCTCACTAATATATGGCGAAAATCCGATGGGACGGACAACGCCTTCCAACTATATATTTACATTTATTTTGTAGGCTCATGTTGCAGAGCCTCTTTTTTATGCAAAAAGGATGATTTTATGAGCATAATAATAAATGGCAAACAATATTTTGGTGTTATATATAAAATTGAAAATATAATTACCAATGAAGTGTACATAGGTCAAACTATAAATCCACGAGGATTTAAGGGGCGTTATAGATTTAAAGGAAATGGTATCGAAAGGGTGTATAAATATTATAAACATTTTCAAGATAGAAATAATTATTATAATGAACATCTTTTTCGGGCTATAAAAAAATATGGTTTTGATGCATTTAAAGTAGACGAAATTCACGATACCGCATTATCGCAAGAAGAATTAAATGAAAAAGAAAAATATTATATAGAAAAATATAATAGTTTTGAGCACGGGTATAATAATACATATGGTGGAGATAGCTTTCCAAAGGGAAAGAATTGTAAAAACAGCAAACCAGTATGTCAAATTAGTTTAGATGGAGAATTAATTAGAATATGGGATAATGCACAAGAAGCATCAAGTGAATTAAAAATACCATTTTCTAATATCTCAAAAGTATGCACAGAACACATAGAGCGTAATGGTAGTAGGCAGATAACAGCAGGAGGATTTGTCTGGGTATTTACAAAAGATTATGACCCAAATAAAAATTATAAAAGAATAATTAATGCAAGACCAGAAAGTAATCAACGAAAAACTGTTTTGTTATTAGATGATAATGGCAATATTGTTCAAGAATTTTATTCTGGAGATGAAGCTAGTAAAAAATTAAATATTAGCAAACAAACAGTAAGTAACTTGTGTAACCATAAAACATTAACAAGAAAATATAATTTAGTTTTTAAAAGTAAATATATAGAGGAACAACGACTGAGCGTGAGAGGACTTTATGAAGAAGTTTTATAAAGTTATGCAACAGTCTGAACTCGCATTATAATCCCAAATTAATGAAGTGCGAGAGAAATGGTCGCTGGTAATCAGACCAGCTAAAGAAGAACCATTTCCGCCTATCTAAAAGATAGGTCATAAAAGTAACAGATTGACCGCATTAGGTCTTAATAACTATGGTAAACAAGTTTATCGCTATGGTCTTGAAGACATTGATAGAGATGAAAAGGGTGAAGAAGTGTTCCGTGAGATGGATAGCACATTCTTCTGTCGTATCAGAGACTTGTTTGGTTCTGAATTAAAATCAATGTATGGTACATTAGAATCTAAAAATGCTTGGCATGCTGAAAGTTTTATCAATAAGGCTGACGAATGGCAAAATCAGTTCCCTGAAGAATTGTGGCGTTTGGATATTTTAAGAAAATACACTCGTACTTATAACAGTTCTTTTATCAACGGCAAAGGTGACTCTCAGTTCCTTGTAAATATGGCTAACGGTAAGATGAAATATCACCGCAGACAATGGGAACGCAGCCAGGAAAAATACATGGCGTCCAAATATCAGAGTTCCGTAGCATCCAGTGATAACTCTGTTTTCAGATGCAGTGTACCTCTGGGCGAGTTAGCAGTTCAGCCTAATTACAGATTGAAACTGACACCATATGCATATATGTATTTGAATGTTAAATACGGTACACAGAGTCCAATTCAGTTAAGAGCAGAACCTAATAAGGTATATGAAATACCATTTGAAGGCGAAAAAGCTGATATCGTAGATGTTTACAGTTCATCTCTTATTCAGGACTTTGGCGATTTATCCACTTGTTATGTTGCGACTGCCGATACAAGTAAAGCAAGCAAGGTTAAGAAACTGATTTTCGGCAACGATACTGAAGGTTATGACAACCCTAACTTTACAACACTTACTACCGGGGCGAACTATCTGTTGGAAGAATTGAACATTGAAAATGTATCAGGACTTACGCAGTCATTAAATCTTTCAGCATTAACTAATCTGCGCAAATTGTATGCTCATGGTTCCAATATCGGTGGTGTTACATTTGCAGATGGTGGTAAGATTGAAATTGCTGAATTGCCTGCAATCAATGCAATGAGTATGAAAAATCTGATTTATCTCACAACTCTTGATATTGCTGATTTTAGTAAGCTTACCACATTGACAGTTGAAAACTGTGCTACTGTTGATTTGCTGACAATTTTAAGCAGTGCCCCTAATGTTAACCGCGTTAGAATTACGGGTGTTGATTGGGAACTGGAAGATACAGACTTGCTTGAAAGAATCTATGCTATGAAAGGTATAGATAAAAATGGTTACAATGCTGACCAATCTGTATTGACAGGTAAGGTTCACGTTCCGGTTATCAGAGAACAGAGATACTATGAATATAAAGAAGTTTGGGCTGACCTTGATATTACATATGACACAATGATTGAACAGTTTGCTGTTACATTTGTTAACGATGATAACACGGTTCTGGAAGTTCAGTATGTTGATAAGGGTGGCAGTGCTGTTGACCCGACAACGAGAAGTGAAAATCCACTTATCCCAACCAAAGAAAGTTCTGTAAGTCACGACTTTACTTTTACAAATTGGGATTCAGCCTTAACGAATATTTTTGAGCCAAGAACTATTATGGCTGTATATACCTCATCTTTACGAGAATATACAATCAGATATGTTTCCAAAGGCGTGACAAAACAGGAAAGCATCGATAAATATGGTGCCAACGTGCCATACACAGGTGACACACCGACATACACACTTGAAGAAAGTGGATATGTATTCTATCTGTTCAACAGATGGGATAAGAGCGGATTTATCGATGGTGAAAAGACCATTGAAGCTATTTTTGATAGATTTGAATACAAGACAGGTGCGTTTGACGGCAAAGAACTGAAGGATATGACGCCTGTTGAAATCTATGCAATGAATAAACTCGGTCTTGCAGAAACGATACTTGAAGATAAGGATGCATATTCATTTGTTATTGGACGAGATGTTGATTACGATGACATTGAATCAAGAACAGTAATCAGCGAAAAGACATATTTTGATGGTTCTAAATATGTTGACACAGATATCAAACTGTTTGATGAGGATAAGGACTTTGTACTCGTTATAGATTACGAATTCCTCTCGGGTAACAATATGAACAGTGTTCTTGCACAGTGCTATCAGGGCAATGGCAGCAATGGCTTTAAACTCTGGTATAACAACAGTTCCTCTGCTAAAGGAGCAAAACTGACCTGGGGTACAACGATTGATAATGTTGCTCAGGAAAATCAGCGTGAAGTTGTTGTGTTAAGACATACTGCAGGTGACAATAATCTGACAGTTTACAAATCTAATTTTGACGGAGAAAACATTGCCGTAACTACACTCGAAAGAACTAAAGCAACAATGGCTGACAGCACCCTTGTACTTGGATGTGCTAAAGCTGATGACGGTATGTATGAAAATTATGGTATCGGTAACATCAACTGGTGTAAGGTGTGGTTTAAAGACCTTGGTGACAGTGTATGCAGAGAGCTTGCCTTGTGGACACACGAAAAAGTAGATATGGAAGTGTGCGGTTTCAGAAAGTATTATCTGAGTGATAATGCTTCTAAACGTTGCTCTTTCAGTTTGCTTGCAACACATCTGCTTGACAGAAACCATAAATGGAATGTGACCAACTCTACTGTTGGCGGTTGGGCTGAATCAGCGCTGAACAAAGTGCTGAATGGCAGACTGTATCAGGCACTGCCTGTACAAATTCAATTGCTGACAAAACAGGTTGAGGTGCCATATACCCTTGGTAATATGTCGACTGAAACAGATACAGCCGATTGTTATATCACTATACCTTCCTGTATAGAAGTGGATGCATCTATGACAGATGAGCCTTATATCAATGAAGGCACAGCTATATCATATCTGACTACAAATGATTCCCGCAAACGTGCATATGATGGCGGTGACTATTCTAAATATTGGTTGCGTTCACCTAATGTGGAATATGCTTCCTATGTATATCAGGTACTTGCAACTGGTGCACTATCAGGATTTAACACTGCAAACAGTGAATCCGGTGTGTTAATCGAAATATCATTTTAATTAAATGCTGCGGGGTAACTCTCGCAGCATTATTTATATATGGAGGATTTATGTTTTATAAAGTAATAAAAGACGGTAAAGTCATTGATGTCCTCGACAAGCTGATATTTTGAAGTATCAGCCAAAACATAAAATTATGGTATTGTGTTCTGAATCTGAGGCACAAGCCATTTTATCCTCTGACAAAAATACTATTTGGCACGAAGAAACCTATTACAACATCCCGGAACACGCCGATTGTTATGATACGGTTTCAGTTGTTGAAATTGATGAATATGAATATAAACAACTTAAAATGCTGAATGGCAAAACTCCTGAAGAGATTATTGACAATTTTGTGAAAACTCTGCTTGCCGATAACATTATATAAGGAGGTCAGTATGAGAGAATTTGTTAAATCTTTGTGGCGCCTGTACAGAAACCACGAGGTAAGTGCAGAAAAAATTGAAGCACTGTTTAAAGATGGTAAAATTACAGGTGAAGAAAAATTTTATATTTTAAATGCCCATTAGGGAGCTGTAGTGTTTGGCTACAGCTTTTTTATATATTTTTGAATAAGGAGGATATTAAATGTCAGATTTGAAATCAAAGCACGCCTTTGGTTCAGAGGCAAGAATCCAGTATGCGATTGAACAAGGTCTTGTAGACGCATATGACATTTTGTTTCTGGACGAAGGTAAAATCGGCTGGATTACAAAAGAAGGCAATGTAAAACTTGCTGAAGGCAAAGACCAGGTGTTGACAGTTTCTGCTCTACCAGAAGTTGGTGAAGAAAATGTTGTATACATTTGTAACGGTTCTTTATACTTCTGGAATGGCACAGCATTTGTCGACTTTAGTAAATCAGAAGATGTATCCACATTGGAAGCTCAAGTTTCTGAAATCGAAACAGAACTGGAAAAGAAAGTTGATGCAGAAACCG